TCTGTAGCTGAAGCATCTAATTCTCCATTTGAATAAAAAAGTCCTCTAGATGGTAATTGAAAAATACGACCTGGAAGTTTAAGTTTAGAAAGAAGCGGGTTAATTTGTTGATCAGTCATAATCTGTCCTATTGTTTGTATGATAAATATAATGTCTATAGAACTATTTATCGAGCATAAAAATGGCTGCAACTAACAACGTCGATTTAAAACAATTTGAAAAATTATTTTCAGCGTTTGCCAAAAATATTAAATCACTCGATGAAGCAACTGGCTTACACGTAAAGCACATAAAATCTGCCTTTAAAAAGGCAGTTAATGAGCAAATCTCTCAAGCAAATGATTTATCATATGCCATGAAAGGTGCATCAAAATCATTTCATACTGCATCGAAGTATATTCAAAGTGAAAGTTCTGCAATTAATAAAGCATTTGAAGAATATAGTCAAGGCATTAATAGAGCAAATAGTAGTTTTTCAAAATTAGATGTTTTAACCAAAGGTACAATTCGTCAGCAAGCTTCTTATACCGCAAGTTTAATTGAGGGCATAGATTATTCTAATGACGCACAGGATAAATTAGTATCATCAATTTATAAAAATATGAAAGCATTTGATTTAATAACTCGACAATCAGATAAGGTTATTAACTCAGCTTGGGAAATGGAAAGATCTATTTCTAAATTGGCAAGTGATGTTGGCGTTTTTGAAAGAATGATGCGTGAAACAAATGGGAAAGTAAAAGAGCAAATTGATAATCTGATAAAGAAAGAAGCAATTGATAAAGAAAGTTTAACGCTTGGAGAAAGAGAAATTCTGCAAGTTGCCAGAAGATACGAAATGATCGGAAAAGAAAACTCTGAGATAAAAGGACTAATTTCTGAAACAAAAACTCAAATAACTAATTTCCAAAAGTTAGCAGCTACCACTAGCAAAATGATAAAGGTTAATGAATGGATAAATGATAAATTTGGAGTATTTGGAAAATTATTACAAGGATCACTTTCGCCATTAGGAAGAATAACAGAAGGTTTTGTTTTGTTGTTATCCGCTGTTAAGGGTTCATGGGATCAATTTAAGATTATTGCTGACAGTGGAATGATTAACTCATTTGCTCAAATTAAAAAATCACAATTTCAACTTGGAGTTAGTTTTGAATTAGCTACAAAAATTTTTACAGAAAATGCTCGTTTAGTTGGCACTATTGGCGGAGATAAATTTGTAAAAATTTTACGAACTGGCCAAATGAATCTTGAAAAATTCGGTTTGGCTCCAGAACAAGCTGCTGAAGCAATTAGTGATTTTACTAAAAATACCATAAAAAGTGGAATAAATGCTAGAGATGCTAGTAAATTAAATAAAGCAATTTTAGCTCAAACTCAGGCTTTTGGTAAATTGCGTGCTACTACTGGTATTAATATGGCTGAATTTAAAGCTATGAATGATGAACTACTTAATAGTGCGTCAGTTCAAGAGCAATTAAATGGAATTAGTGAAGATGAGCGTCAAAGTAAAATTGAAGATATGATGAAACTCAGACAGACATTTACTAATATGGGTATGTCTGCTCAATCAGCACAGAAAGCTTTATTAGCAATCCAGGATATTGGTAAACAAAAAGTAACTGAACGATTTGATCAAGCAGCTAAACTACAACAAGCTGCCGCTATTGCTGGTTTATCTAACGCCAAGCAGCTTGGAGATATCTATCGTAAGGGGAAACGAGCAACTGCTGACGAGCAACTTATTTTGCAAAAAAGCATGGGTAACATAAGTCAAGTTTTCGATAGGATGTCAATGCAAAGCTTTGGCGCTGAAAATATTGCTAATGTGTTAACTGATAATATGCAAGGGCCATTAGCGTCTATGCTAGACGCTGGTCGAGAGCAAAAACTTGGAGCGCAATCAGTAGGTGAAATGTCTGATAAAACTGCTCAAGCGTTAACAGAATTATCTAAATTACCAGATATTTTAGCAAAAGCCTTACATTCAGAAGGTCAATTAAAACAGATCATAACCGATCCAATGTTGCGTGGTTTAGCTGGTATAGCATTAGTTATTACTGGATTATACAGAATGTTACCTAAGATTCTGTCACCACTGTTTAAGAAACGTTATGACATTAACAATAAAATAGCGTCAACTGCTGATAATGAGTTGGCTCAGATGCAGCACATAAATGAGAAATTAGCAGTTGATGCAAAAGTGCAAAATTCTATTAATATGGCCGTAAAAACTATGGCAGGAAAAAATTCATCTATTGCATCTAAAAAAACTAGATGGGTAAGTGACAGAAAAAAAACTGGAAGAGCTGGTATTTCAGCAGCTTCTAAAATTGAAGAAGCAATTTCTACCACATCATCAATTATACCAGCTGCTGAAAAAGGTGCTGGAGCATTAGGTAAAATTGGAGGAATATTTTCTAAAATTTTCAGTTTCCTAAAGTCATTTATTAATAATCCAATATCCGCAGCATTAGGCAAAGTTGCTAAATTAGTTCCAGTTGTTGGCGAAATCGCGACAATTATGATGGGAGCAATTTCAATTTTTACTGATATGTTTAATGCAAGTGATGTATTAGGTATAGAAGAAGGCACTGCATCAGTAGCTCAAAAATTAGTAGTTGGCATTGGAAGTCTATTGAAATTTATAACCTTTGGGTTTTTAGATGACACTATAGATGATTGGACAAAAACAGTAGCAAATATTGATTTTGCTGGAGTATGGTTACAAATTGAAGCTGCAATTATAAATCCAATTTCTAAATTTTACGGGTTTTTACAAAAAACTTGGGTCGATGTAAAAGGAACAGGATCTGAAATTTTCAATATCGGTAAAAGTATTATTGCAGGTTGGGTTTCTGGGGTTTCTGGAATTAAATCATTATTGACTAACAGTTTTGTTAGTGTTTTTTCAAAAATTTCAGATGCAATATTAGGAGCTATTGACATGCTCCCAGATTTCTTAAAAGAAAAATTACCAGAAGGATTATTAACATCTATTTCTAATTTTAAAACTTCAGCAGGTCAATTTGCGACACAGGTTGAATCAGATTTCGATAATTCAGTAGATGATATTAGGAAGGTTAATAAAACTGTACAAGATGAGCGTCAGTTAAGAGAACAAGAAAAGAAAAAAATTGATGCAGAAGTAACTCAAATTATAGCGACTAGAGAAGCAGCTATTGATGCACATATAAAACAACAGCAGATTCAACAAAAACAAAAACAAACTGCAACTGCAGTAGCCGATCAATCTAAACAAACACAGCAGGCCGTAGTTGAAGCCACAAATCAAGCTACTGATGCAACGATAGATACAGCAAAAGCTTTAGGTATGACTGCATGGAGCGGGCTAAATGCAGCTAATTTAAATGGTGGGACCACAGCTTCAGCAACGATAATTGGAAAAGGCATCAATTCTAATTTATTAAATACATCTACAAACGGCGCAACTTCATCAATTAATAACGAAGTTCAAACCATAAAACTTGATGCTGATACAATTAAAGCTTTAGCTGAACAATTGATTACATTGAATACTACAGCCAGTAGCACTCTTGAGGTTGAAAAACAGCAAGTTGACCTGTTGGAAAAACTTGTCAAAGCAAATTCTCCAATGCAAAAAATGGATGAAGTGCGAATTAAAGAGCGACACATCTCTGACCCATTTATGTCAAGTAGCAAATGGGTTAGCCATCAGAAACAGTAAGGAAACACTAACATATGGCAATTTTACAAAGCTATTATAGAATTATTACCCCATCAGCCAGAAAGACTAATCATAACAAATTAGCTACTGATAGCGAAAATTTTAATTCAGCTGGTGGGGCTGCAATGAGTACCATTAATTGGTACTCACAGGTATTAAAAGGTGCTGGCTCAAGGATGCAACGTTATATCCAATACGACAGTATGGATAATGACATTTTAATTTCGCGCGCACTTGACATTATCGCTGAAGAAATTTCAAATGACGATGACACAACGAATTTACCATTTGAGATTGAATATCAAACGGAAGATGATGAAGAAATATCTGAAACCATTGTGACAACTTTAAGAGCGGCCTTAAGACAGTGGAGTAGAATTCAAGATTTAAATAACAGAATCTTTCGAATTTCACGCATCATGTGTAAATATGGCGACTGTTTCTTTAAGAAAGAAAAAGATACTAAAAAATGGGAATACCTAGATGCTTCTAAAGTTATTGGTATCGAACTTGACCCTGATGGAAATCGAGTCGCTTATCACTTAAAAGGTGATGGAGGTGGTGCTTTAGGCTTTGGTTCAAAACAAACTGATGTTGAGATTGTTCCTGCTGAATCTATCATTCACTTTACATTATCTGACGATATGGGCGAAGCAGCTCCATTTGGAGAATCAATCTTACAGCCAATCTTTAGGGTATTTAAACAACTTTCAATGCTTGAAGATTCTGTCATCATCTATCGTATCGTTCGCGCCCCTGAACGTCGAATATTTTATGTTGACGTTGGTAATATGGCTCAACAACGTGTGAAGATATATCTTGAAAGCGTGAAGAATGATTTACGCCAAAAGCGTATCCCAAACACCTCAAACGATAAAGATACCATCGATGGAACATACAATCCTGCAAGTATCTCAGAAGATTATTTCATACCAGTAACTTCATCAGGTCGTTCATCTAGGATTGAGGTATTACCTGGTGGTGAGAACCTTGGTGAACTTGAAGAATTGAAATACTTTAAAACTAAAATCGTAGATGGTTTACGTATTCCATCTTCTTATTTTGTGATGTCCGATCAACAGCAGCCAGCAGTAATGAATAATGGTAAAGTTGGCATGGCTTTACAAGAAGAGCTGCGTTTTGCTAACTATATCAGAAGGTTGCAAAACAAAGTTGAATGTATTATGGATGCAGAGTTTAAAAAGTATTTAAAAGCAATCAACATCAACGTTGAACATTGGCTGTTTGTTCTACGTTTACCAGAGCCACAGTCATTTGCTCTTCAACGTCAAAACGCTTTAGATACTGATTTGATTAATACCTTCAAGTCAATCGAAGATAGCAAAGTTATTTCAACTCGTTTAAAATTGAAAAAATATCTTGGCTTTTCTGAGGATGATTTGCAAATGAATGAGAAAATGCTGAAAGAAGAGCTTGGTATTGAATCAACTCCAACTTTAACGGACATTAGACAGATTTATGACCCTATTCAAATGGAAGCAAGAAAGCCAGTTAGTATGAAGCCAAAGCAGCTTGAAAAAGGTGATATGAGCAGTGGTGCTACTCCAGAAGATGATTTAGGTGGCGATTCAGGATTACCACCTGAACAACCTGGAGCTGGTGGTGATTTAGACATCGGCGGTGGAGCAGGTGGTGGAGCAGGTGACCTGAGCTTATAATTTAGAGTAGTTAGACATAAATAGAAAAACTACTAAAATAATGGAGACAAACATGACAAATTCAATTCTATTGGTCGAAGACCTTAGTTATGATGAAGCTGGAATTGTTGAAAGCATTTTAGGCGAAGGCATCGATAAATCATATTATCTAAGTGGAACTATGATGGTTTCTGAGGAGAAGAATGGTAATGGTCGTGTTTACGCTTTAAATGAAATGCAACAAGTTGTTGAAGCAGCAATGCAAAAAATTAATTCAAGTGGCCCAATTATGGGAGAGCTTGAGCATCCAAATTCATTGCAAATTAACCTTGCGAATGTTTCGCATGCTATTACTGAGATGAAAATGGACAACACTCGTGTTGTTGGTAAGATGAGAATTTTGAACACCCCAGCCGGTAATATCGTAAAAGGCATTATGGAAGGTGGAGTTAAACTTGGCGTATCATCACGTGGTACAGGTTCAGTAGGACCAGATGGTCGAGTAAAAGGCTTTAACTTTACCACAGTTGATGTAGTTTCTACTCCATCAGGTCCTGGTTGCTATCCAAACTTAGTTCGTGAAGCTCAAGAAAATCAAAAGATAGTTACTTTGGCTGAAGCGGTTGTTAGTGACGATAAAGCACAGAAATATTTTAAGAAAGAAATTGCTAAATTTTTGCAAGCTATTTGCACTAAAAAATAGTAATTAAATACAGTTTTTAAAACCTTATAAGGAGATACTTATATGACAGATACAAAAGATGCTATTCGATCAGTAATTCAGAATCTTATCAAAGATAATTCTGATGCAGCACAAGTTGACTTGCACCCAGTAATTACATCAAAAATGCAAGAACTGGTTGGTACCAAAAAGGCAGCTCCAGTCGAGCAGGATGATGAGTTTGATGATGAAAACAGTGATACAGATGACTAAAATCTTGCATTTTTAGTCAACCTGTATAAATAGAAACAGAACAAAAAATTATGTTTTGTGTGTATAGAACTGAATATTTTGGTAGTAAATTACCAAAATATTATATTGGATCTTCTTCAGTGGCTAAAGTTGAAAGTGGATATAAAGGTTCTGTTTGTTCTAAAAATATAAATCTATTTGGAATGATGAGATAAAAATAATTCTCAATTATTCAAAACTGATATTTTATATGTTTTTGAAACATGGCAAGAAGCTTTAGATAAAGAACTCAATTTGCATAAAGAATTTAACGTTGTTAAAAATCCAGATTTTATAAATCAAGCATTAGCATCAAAAAAATGGGTTTTTTGGAAGTGATACATCAGGTCATAATAATGGCTTTTATAATAAAACTTTTAAGGATAACTCTTTTTATTTTATCCAAGAAATAAAAATTGTAAAAGAACTTATAGACCTGGCTTATTAGTAGAAGCTGCGAAAAAGTGAAGTTTAACATTCACTGGAAGAAATAAACAAAATTCTGAAGCTGTAAGAAAGCAAGCTAAAAGTCATAATAAACTTGCTCCTGAATTAAGAACTAAATTAGTTGAAAAAAGAAACACTGGTATGACTTGGAGATCTTTACATAAATGGTTGATAGATTTAGGCATTAATATTGCTTATTCATCAGTTAGAAATATTTATGTAAGACAAACTCAAAATGAATAAATAAACATTGATTGTATATTATGGGGGGTAAACAGTATGGAAGAAATACTTGAAAAGTTATTGTCTTCTGAGCTACTTGCTGAAGAAACCAAAAATGAAATCACTGAAGCTTGGACTGAAGCTGTTGCAGCTACTCGTCAAGAAATCAGAGAGGAAGTTACTTTGGAAGTACGCGCTGAGTTAGCTGAGCAATTCGTTGCTGCACGTGAAGCTTTGGTTGAAAAAACAGAGAAATTCATCTCTGAACAACTAGAAGCCGAACTTGCTGATCTTAAAGGCGATATTGAACGTTTCCGTGATTTGGAAGCCGAATTCGCTGGTAAATTAGTTGAAGAGAAACAGCGTTTAGCTGAAGAAGTTGAAAAAGAGATTGACGCTCTTGTTGATAAATTGGATAGCTTTTTGGAGATCCGTTTAGCTGAAGAGATGGAAGAGATGAAAGAAGATCTCGAAATCGTTAAAGAAAATCAATTTGGACGCAAAGTTTTTGAAGCATTTGTTTCAGAATTTAGCAAATCGTATATTGATGAAGATTCTATCATGACTAAATTGGCAGCTACAGAAAGCAAATTAGCTGATGCTGAAGCTCGTTTATCTGAAAGTGAAGAAGCCAAATCATTATTAGTACGTGAGCAAAAATTAGAACAAGTGTTAAAACCATTGGCTGGTTCAAAACGTGAACAAATGGCTATCGTTTTGCAAAACGTAGAAACAGAAAAATTAGATGAGGCTTATAACTATTTTATAGGTCGTATCTTAAGAGAAGAAACAGATGCTGCCACTTCAACTCCAAAACCAGTAATTAAAGAAGTTAAAGTTGAAGAGCCAAAAACAACTTTAGCGACTGGCGATGTAATTAAAGAAAAGGTTGAAGAGCAAGGTTCTGATAAAAAAACTGTGGAATTTTCACAAATCAAGCGAATTGCGGGCATTAGCTCATAAATAACTACAAATATCTTTTTGAACTAGGAGACAAATATGGAAAACTTATTTGAAAACTGGGCAGAAACAAAAGAAATACTTTTGACTGAACTGCCTGCCAACAAAAAAGCTTATATGGCTTCTTTGATGGAAAACCAAAAACAGTACTTGATGGAAACCGCGGCAGCTGGTGTATCAGCAGCTGGTGCAATTGGTAACTTCCAAAAAATCATTATCCCAATGATTCGTCGTATCATTCCAGGTACAATTGCTACTGAACTTGTTGGTATTCAACCAATGCAAGGTCCAGTTGGCTTGGCATACTCTTTACGTTTCTTATTCTCTGAAAACGTAGACGTAAGTCCTGCTGGTGCTGGTGCGGAAGATATCATTGGTGGTTCAACCGAGGTGTTCTCAAACAACTCAAAAACCAAACGTTGGTATTCTGGTGGTGTAGATAGTTCTAACGTTGCAACCGGTTTTGCTGCTCTTACCTCTGATTTCGAGGCATACGGCGGACGTCAATTGCAATTAGAAGTATTGAAACAAACCGTTACTGCTGGTTCACGTAAGTTACAAGCTAAATGGACTGTTGAAGCTATGCAAGATTTATCTGCACAGCACGGTTTAGACTTGGAAGCTGAAATCACTGCAGCTCTTTCTGCAGAGATCGTTTCTGAGATTGACAATGAAATCATTAACGATTTGATTAGTTTGGCTGGCACAGTTGAAACCTTTGACATGGCTTCTGGCTCATTCACTGGTATTCCTAACTATGTTGGCGATCGTTTCGCGGTTCTTGGCGTATTGATCAACAAAGTTGCAAACGAAATCGCTCGTAAAACACGTCGTGGCGCTGCTAATTGGGCAGTTGTTTCTCCTCAAATCGCTTCTGTATTGCAATCTGCTTCAAAATCAGTATTCGCACCTGCAGTTAGTGGTTCTTTTGAAGGTCCAAACAACACCAAATTGATTGGTACTTTGAATGGTTCTATCAAAATTTACACCTATATCTACCACGACCAAGGTTCAGAGCCAGTCTTGTTAGGTTATAAAGGTGGTAATGGTGAAATGGATAGCGGTTACTTCTATTGCCCATATGTTCCTTTGATGAGCTCTAACGTAATCATCGATCCAACTACTTACAACCCACAAGTTAGCTTAATGACTCGTTACGGGAAAGCTACATTTACCAACACTGCAACATCGTTAGGTAACTCAGCTGACTATTTTGGACGAGTTAATATTGCTAATTTAACTTTCCAATAATAGTTAGTCGTAAGTTAGTAAGTTCAAAAAACCCGCTTCGGCGGGTTTTTTATTGCCTTGAATTTAACTGTTCTTCAAGTTCAGCAAGTTCTTCAGAATAAACTTTAATTTTGCCTTTTAGATAATTTACTCGTCGCTTCATTTCCCCGATGTCTTTATTAGCCATCGATGCTTTTTCATTTTTGATAGCTCGCCAGCGCTCTGCCTTTTCTACAAATGATGCGATAAAGTTAGTTTTTGTTGAAAATTCAACTCCGTTTTTATTGCACTTTATAACATTATAAAATTCGTGTTTAGTAAATTGATTAATTTGTTTAACTGAAATGACCTTATAGTAAGACTTTTGATAGTGAAATATGTCATTGATTTTAACAGGGTTCACCATTAATCTCCAATAATGTTTCTTATTTGTTCCGGTTGAGTTTTTTCCAGATAATCTTTACGTGCTGTTACCAACTTATCCCTAATCTTTCACTGTTCAACATAATATTCTTCAACTTTTAATGTTTCGACTAATGCAATCCGCCTTTTTATATGACAGCAACTCAGGGTTCCAGCACATTCTACTGTAACTAGCATCCCAAATATGATGCCATTCTTGCAATTGATTCCAATTTTTAAAAAATCTATAATGACACCACTCAATACAATAGTTCTCTCTTAAGTGGTGACCGTCGGAGTATCTTCTATAATATCACACTTTTTATACAATGGATAGTCCCAAACTGTTAATCAGTTATCAAAAATAAAGTTTACAAAAGCTAAAAAGGTGTTAAGATATCTCCATGCTGAAAATATTGGAGATTGACATGGCTGCAAATCCTGAATTTCATGAAGTTTATTCATACATTCATTGGACACAAAATGACAATGAAGAGTTAAAAGCCAAAGCAATTTCAGCATTTGACAAACTTACACAAGTCGATATTGAAGCGGCAAGATTCTTGATTGAGCTTGGCTACAACAATGGATATGCTGATTGCAATGATGAACACGCCGAGGCTGAATAAATGCACAACTTAACTCAATTGAAAAATTTGTTTCATAAAGCTGGAATAAGCATCATCCAATTTAATGGGATGTACCTTACTACAAGTCATGGTCGCTTCAGTATGGCTGGCGATGAATACTTTTTAGATGGTAATCCAATCAACCGCAAAGAGCTCAAACTGTTGATTAAAGGTGAATAAAATGTTGACGGTGATTTACGACCCAATTGAAGGTGATGCCTATCCTGATGGTAAAACAAAAGAGGTAGTTTACGCCATCGTAGAAAAAGCAAACCAAGAAGACCTTACCGTCACTGTTAGTACCGAACTCTTTATTCAGAGAGTTCGTGTTGCAATTAATAAAGGCATCATCGACCATACAAAAGTTATCATCAAATTCAAAGATACTATTTTACAACCAGACAAAAAAGGCAAGCTCAGTCAATGGCCCGAAGGCTTCTGTGACTACTACGAAGAATGTTTAATTAATCTTTTCTGATTGTGATAGAATAAAATTTTAGTGAGGTAATTATGTTCAAAATTGTGTATGACCCAGAGCATGGGCAAATTGTGCCAGATGCAGATGTCGAAAGCTTTGTTGAGAGCTACATTGTCAACCATAGCAGAAATGCTAAAGTCACCGTTGGTTCAGAATTACTTATACTAGCTTTTAGGGCGGAAATTGCCGAAGGGAATTTGGACCCATCAAATGTAGAATTTTGGTATAATGGTAAACAAGTACAGCACCTTAAAAATGGTGATTTAGTTAATCCACAACCTGGGTTTTGCGATTTACAAACGCGGTTGGTTCATCGGTTGTTAAAATTTCGTAGAGCTAATTTAACTCTACTTAACACTCAAGAGGATATTGCACAATGAGCGCCCAACTAAACAGCCTTTGCATTTTAAAGTGGTGAAAAAATGAAGTTAGACCCCCAATCAATACTGCGTACACTACGAAGAACGCTTAGGTTGGGCTTTAATCTATGATATAATTACTCATCCTCTCATGGCTTTGACATTGTACAAAGTAGCATAGGCTCTTAAGATTCATAATTATACCTCTCAACGAGCCTGGATTATGAAGTAATGTTAATCGTAATTTGTGACCAAATTAATGGTATCACTGTGCCAGATGATAAAGCATTTGACTTTATGTTATCTGTTATCAATACACCAGAACCCCAATTAGAATTGGGTCTGATACACTGCTTAACGTGCTTAAAATTCTAATATTAAGAGGTCATATCGCTCACGACCAAATTGAAGTTTGGTTCAAAAGTAAGAAATATGAGCTTAACGAATATGACAAAATAGATGTTTGGCACTATAATTTTATCTATAAATAGATAAGCGCAAGCTATTTTAACTTTATTTTTAATGCTTTATCTTTGGAAACTTTTATGACAGAACAAAATCCAACAATTCGTACCGTTATCGGTATTGTACGTGACCACTCAGCTTCAATGCGCGCTATCGCTTCAGCCGCCGCAAAAGACTACAATGGTCTTGTATCATCATTCAAACAAAATGCAATCGAATTCAACCAAGACGTTATCGTGTCAGTCGCCGAATGTGGCTATGGCAGTACTCGAAATGCCCGCCTAGTTGTCAATGGTTCATCAATCACTGGCATCAATACAATTGAACCTCAAAGCTATGAAGCAAATGGTTATGGCACTCCACTTTATGACAGCGTTGGCTTGCTGATTGAATCATTTCAAAAGCTGCCATATGCTAATGACCCAAACACTGCCTTTTTGCTGTTGATCGTTACTGATGGTGAAGAAAATTCATCAGCCAATTGGTCAGCATTCAACCTTGCAAACAAGATTAAAGAACTTCAGGCTACGGACCGTTGGACCTTTACCTTTAGGGTACCACGTGGCTACGCTCGCAACTTGGTAAGAAGTTTGAACCTTTATAACGGTAACATCGAAGAATGGGAAACTTCAGTTCGTGGCATGGAACAATCTTCAACCTCAACCAACGTGGCTGTCTCAAGCTATTTTACCGCAAGATCGACAGGTAAAACGGCAACAAAATCTTTCTATGCCGATATCAAAAACTTGTCAAAAGACGAAGTTAGAGCTCAATTGGTCGACATCTCCAGCCAAATTAAAATTTGGACGGTTCAGACTGAAGCTGAAGGTGCTTTAATTCGCGAGTTCGTCGAGCATAAACTTGGAGCTCCAATGTTAAAGGGTGGTGCTTTTTACAAATTGGTGGCCGGTAAAAAATCAGCTGATAAAGTTCAAGACAGTAAGTTGGTCATCATCCGCGATAAAAATACCGGGGTAGTTTATTCTGGCCAAGCCGCCAGAGACCTGATTGGTCTACCACGTTATGGCGATGCAAAAGTTCGCCCTGGAACGCTTGGCGATTGGGAAATTTTTATCCAATCTACCTCTGTAAATCGTAAACTTCCGGTCAATACTGAAGTACTTTACTGGGCCAATGTTGGTCATGCCTTTAAAGAAGGCAAATCAGCTCAATAATCGTTTGTTCTCCTAGCTTAATGGGAGGTGCAATGCCTCCCTATCTTTTTACCCCCCTTTTTTTATTTGGAATTCTTATGGCAGATTTTTCTGCTTTAACAATCTTGCGTGCCATTGCTAATGTGGCTAATGGGTTTGTTGAAATTTATGTTGCTAATGGTAATGATGTCAATTATCGAAAAGCAGCTGAGGCCAATGTCGTAATTGAGCTTTATGACAGTGATGAAGCTGATAAAGTAACATTTTTGTTGAATAATGCCTATAATCAAGGCAGAAATGATGCAATGAAAGAACTAGCTGCTAAGCTTACTTCAGGCACTCAACAGCCTACTGCAATCAACCCCATTAAAAAGGAATAACATGTCTACAATTGGTTTATTTGGAGCATGTGGTTGTAGCAAATGGTATGATGAGTTTATATCCAATTACGATCGACTGCAAATTAATTATTTTAACCCTCAAGTTGCTGATTGGACCCCCTAAGCTTGCTGATGTTGAAGTTGAGCATTTAGTGAATGATGAAATTATCTTGTTCCAAGTTACCGCTGAAACTTTTGGTAATGGGTCTCTCTTGCTGAAACTGGATTTTCTATTTCACAAGCAATTCGAAGTAATAAAGATAGAGCCATCATTATCTACATTGCACCAAAAGTAAATAAGGCTCTTTGTATTGCAGAGCCAGAGAGGGCTAAAGATAACGCTAGAGCAAGGGCGTTAGTTAATGCTCATTTGAAAATTGATTTCTGAAGGGAAGGTTTAAGCGTAAAACTTGTAAATAATATTAGCTGACTATAGATGGAACTGATAACTGAAACTCGATCTCTACCCTCGGTGGTATGGAGGGTAGAGGAACATTAACTCAGTAAAGGAAAGCTATGAAAAACTCACAATCTAGAAAAATCGCAAGACGTGAAATAAGATCGGAGAGAAGAAAGGATAAACAAAAATTGCACTTAAGACCAGAAGAATTCTCAAATGACGAATTCTTCCAACCTATCAGTCAAGTCAAAAAAGAGGTAAAGCCTTTAAAAGCTTTAACTCCTCGTCAAGAGCTTTATTTACAGCTCATCAAAAATAACGTAATTACATTTGCTACAGGACCAGCCGGTACTGGAAAAACCTTTGTTGCGGCGGCCCACGCGGCTGAGCGGCTTAGAGATGGTGAAATCGAGCGTATCATTATTACTCGCCCAGCTGTAGAGTGTGGTGAAAGTTTTGGTTTCTTACCTGGCGAACTTGAAGAAAAGTATGAACCATATATTGAGCCATTTAGAGATGTCTTTAATAAACGCTTAGGTAAATCCCAAGTAAATTATTTCATGACACATGGTCAAATTATCGCAAAGCCATTATCGTTCATGCGTGGCTCAAACTTTAATGATTGCGTGGTAATTTTAGATGAAGCTCAAAATACAACTCCTGAGCAAATGAAAATGTTTTTGACGAGAATTAATGAAAATTGTAAAGTTATCATTGATGGAGATTTAGAACAGTGTGATCTTAGTGGAACCTCCGGCCTGCGAGACGCGCTATATCGTATGCGAAATGTTGCTAATGTTGGATTTGTTGAGTTTAAAGAAGAAGATATTGTACGCCATGGCATAGTTAGAGATATAATAAGGGCATACAATACACAATAGAAGAAAATGCCAGAATTAACTTGGAAAATCAATGAGGTACAACCTGGCTTGATAGACATAATAGATGTGTCTACTCAAGCCATTGTGCTTTCACTTGATGTTAACACTTTAAATAGCGCTATTCACAAAGCTTACCCTAACTATGTGATTGGCGCTATACCATTCACAACAAAGTTCAAAATGAAAACACATACCCCCAAAGCCAGTATTGAAACTAAATTAGCGTTAAGCGTTACAGAGATATTATTAGTGGCAAACTGGCTCAAAAAACACACTAAAGTCTGTACTGAGGTAGCAGCTGGTGCAGAGCTTAATTTTCTTAAAATTTCTTTCGATGTTTCCTCTGAAAGTGGAATTGGTCAAAACGTATATGCTACATGCGAATGTGGAGCCATTGAAGATATTACTGATTACGGGAGTTGGTAATGAAGCACTCGCAAGTCGATTATTCAATATTGTCAAATGACAATATCATCAACATCAAGCTAAAATTATTCACTCCTGAAGTTTTTACCTTTGAAGATGATATTGAATTAACAGTTCTATTTGAACTAAGTAAAACTCTTGACAAACCAATACCTGAAATTTTATTAACTGAAATTTTACGTGAACTTGAAGAACTGAACGCGCACGTAAGTTATGAAGCTGAAACTAAGCTTAGGGCAGATACAGAAGAATGGTTTTCATCCATGGAATTTGAAACAGATTTAAGTTAAGATTAAATAGAGTTAGTTTAAACTAACTCTATTTTTGAATTCTATGACAGCATTTCATTCATTGGCTGAAGCCTACATTTATTGCCAGCATCTAGTTGACTCAATTAATAGTTCTCTATATGCTAGAGCTATTCCAATTAAGGTAGACATCGTAATTGACCAATTTGCTCCAGACCTTCAAAAGCTTCCATCATATAAGCATTTAGAGCAAGTTAGTGAGGCTCTTAATAAGTTGTTCTTAGTAAAAATTAAAGCGATTGAGGAATACGCGACTGAACAAGAAGGTAGAAATCTTTATTGTAATCTAATAGTTAAAAATATCGTTTTTACTGGAACTGCTCATGGTGATGGAACTTTCTATATTAGAAATGTTAACATCGATGGTATTACGAATGAGCGCTCCCGTCAGATTAATATTAATCAACGTCCTAGTTAATATAATTAAGTTCTTTAACTGGTTGACCGGCAAAAAAGGTCAATCCAGTTTTTTCAGCTAAGGTTTTTAAATTAGAGACATAATGCTTAAAATTTGAAACTTTTTGATTTGGGATAATGAAAGTTAAAACGGTTTGAGTGGCTGGGTCGTAAATTACCTTGAACAAATCCATCGGAACTGGAATATGATTATCGCCAATTGTCCGATTATCTCTCACAAAAACTGGTCCTGAAAAAATAATTAATTTTCTCTGTTTAACCGCCATGTCTCGAACTCTACGCTCTAACTGATTCCAAATGCCACGATTATTTGCTGGCAACTGTGGAACCATATTTGACAAATAAAAACTTTCTTCCATAGCCTTTTCAGAGCTTGAATCTAAAGCCGAGAATAAATGACCTCGATCGTATCCACTATCTGAATAATCAGCCAATTCCGCGCGTTCGCCATGATTTAAAGTTGGGTCGGCCCTAAACATATTGACGCGAACTATAGCGGCACTAATCTCTTCAGCCGTTAATGTTTCTCCAACCCATATCGGACTTTTTAGCTCAAGTGAATATGCAACCTGATAGTCTGTCCTGCATAAATCAATCGTTGAAATGTTTTGCTTTGGTAAAAACTGCTCATCAACCTCCGTACATCCATATGCTGAACTGAGGCTTAAACATGTTAAAATTGTAAAAATAAATTTATTCATAGGTGTAGTTTATTTGTTCTGAATGAAGCTGATCACCTCAGTTAAATTTTAATTTAAATGATATGTGAACCTATTACTACAATTTAAATCATCACTAAACGCAATTTATTAAATTGTAAATTATTTATCACTGGCTAAATGATGTCATTTAGGACACAACGATGAGGAAAGGCTACGTTTTTAAAAAAGCTGAGAGAAATGCGCAGAGACGCAGACAAGACCCTTAGTCTGTCAGTTTTCGTAGCAGTTCGCTGATACAAAAAAGAGGCAATTAAATCTCCTTTTTCGTAGTACTTCATTAGTTCAAAAAAAAGAGACTTAATTGTCTCTTTTTTTATGAGTGCTACGTTTTCAAAAAGACGAAAAAAGAAATTGCGAGACAGAGACAAGACCCTTAGTCTGTCAGTTTTCATAGCAGTTCACAAAAACACTGCATTTTGGAAAAAGCTGAGAGAAATATTTGCAAGCGAGACAAGTTAAAATAGAAAAAAAGAAATTCAATTGATCTGAATGACACAGGTCACCCCTGTTGAATTTTGATTGAAATTATGAATGAACCTATTTGCTGAATTTTAAAATAGCACAGAAGTGATTTTTAAAAAGGCTACGTTTTTGAAAAGACGAGAGAGAGAATATTTGCAAGCGAGACAAGACCCTTAGTCTGTCAGTTTTCATAGCAGTTCATTGGTCCCAAAAAAGAGGCAATTAAATCTCCTTTTATGAGTGCTACGTTTTTGAAAAGCTGAAGATAAGCGCGCAGAGACAGAGACAAGACCCTTAGTCTGTCAGTTTTCGTAGTAGTTCACAAAAAACGCTACGTTTTGGAAAAAGACAAAGATGATGCGAGACAAGTCAAAAAGAAAAAAAGAAATTTGATTGATCTGAATGACGCAGGTCACCCCTGTTGAATTTTAATTGAAATTATAAATGAACCTATTTGTTGAATTTTAAAATTGCACAGAAGTGAATTTCATGAACGCTACGTTTTTAAAAAGACGAAAAAAGAAATGCGCAGAGACGCAGACAAGACCCTTAGTCTGTCAGTTTTCGTAGCAGTTCCCCTGATACAAAAAAGAGAAAATTAAGTCTCCTTTTATGAGTGCTACGTTTTTGAAAAGCTGAAGATAAGCGCGCAGAGACAGAGACAAGACCCTTAGTCTGTCAGTTTTCGTAGTAGTTCATCGATACAAAAAGAGGGCAAAATAATCCGTCTTTTCAAAAACGCTATGTTTTGGAAAAAGACAAAGATGATGCTAGATAAGTCAAAAAGAAAAAAAGAAATTTGATTGATCTGAATGACGCAGGTCACTTCTGTGCAATTTTAATTGAAATTATAAATGAACCTATTTGCTGAATTTTAAAATTGCATAGAAGTGAATTTCATAAAGGCTACGTTTTTGAAAAGCTGAAGATAAGCGCGCAGAGACGCAGACAAGACCCTTAGTCTGTCAGTTTTCATAGTACTTCATTAGTTCATAAAAAAGAGGCAATTAAATCTCCTTTTATGAGTGCTACGTTTTTGAAAAGCTGAAGATAAGCGCGCAGAGACAGAGACAAGACCCTTAGTCTGTCAGTTTTCGTAGCAGTTCCATTATGCAAGCATATAAATAGTGTTATGGCTAAATTATAGCTCAATTTGCAAATTGAAAAACATACTTTTTAAAGGAGATACACATGGCTGCACTTGAACTCTTGGTAGAGTTGCAAACCATTCGAGACGAGCATAAGCAAGAATTTATTCTGATGGAACGAGTTGATAAGTTCCTTGGACATCTTCATGCGCAGTTTGGTTTGAAAAATGAAAACCCACTTGAAAGTTTAGAAGATAATGAATTAGACGAGATGTCAAACGCACTAGCTGGGCTACAGCTATTAGGTCGTAAAGACGATCGTGACGTTATAGACGATTTTTCTAAGATTGACCAATCAGGTGCTTCTAAAAACTTTTTTAAATTCTTAGACGGCTTAGATAACCCGCATGCGCCCAAAGAATTTAGTGAAAAGCGTAATGCTGATGAGCTACTTCAAGATATTGGAGCAACTCATGCCCCATCATTAGCGAAAGCATGGCGTGCTCAGTTAGAAGCCGCAAAAGGTGGTGATACAACGGCAATGAATAAATTAAAAACGAACATTGACAAAATGTTTAATTTTTATCAACGTGCTTATAATCAGCTTAAAGCTCATTTTGGAGCTGGTGGTGCGTTTGACGATGTACTGATGACTAAAGACGCTTAATTCCTGTCAAAGTTATAACACCACGTTCTAAAATGTAAAAATATTTTACGTGGTGTTATAATATCCTTTTTTCAGGTTGATAAGTAATTACTCTTTTCTGGCTTGAAACGAATTTGAACTTAATGTTCAGATAAAAACTACAACTTAGATTGCCGATCGAAATTGGTTATCTTAACTGTCACTAATAAATGCTTTTGCAAGGTTTGGATTCGAAAGGATGACCGACTTCAAGAGCACCCAGACCTGCAGGTGACAGGGATGCCGTTATGAGCTAAATCATAACTAGCTTTTAGTAGCGAATTATTAAGCGTGAGTTGACACTACGTTAATTGTCGACGGGATTCCTTACTCCCTTTGTGAGGATAGGTTATGACCTCTGTGGTACTTTACCCTCTGTTTCGGCATGGAAAGATAGGGTGTAAACTGAAATTCCCGATTTCACTACTTGCTGTCTAAGTTGTTTTATATTTTGCCCTAATAAATGGAGCCGTAATATGTCATATGCAAAAACCCTCAAGCAAGCAACTCAAAATACTCCAGTAACTTGTTCTATCGTTGGTCGTGAAGCTGAAATGGTTGTCAACTCAACTGGTGGCTATACGTTTAAGCTTGATGACTGGGGCTATTTGGACAGATTTTTGATATTGGGAAGTGACCGCCCAACGTACTACACTTCAGCAAAAAAACTGACTGAAGCTGCCGCGACAAATGTAATTAAGCTCATCAAACAAGACGCAATCACTGTTGTTAACCGTATCGTTGAAATTTCAAATGGCGGTCGCGCACCTAAAAATGACCCAGCAATCTTCGCTTTGGCATTGACTTCCATCTATGCTGATGAAGCTGGTCGTAAAGCTGCATATGACGCTCTGCCAAAAGTTTGCCGCATCGGTACACACTTGTTTCAATTCGTTGAGACGGTTAATCAGTTAGGTAAATGGAATGCAGTTGCAAAACGTGGTATCTCTGCCTGGTACAACAAAAAAGAACTCGACAAAGTTGTTTTCCAAATGCTGAAATACCAAAGCCGTGATGGTTGGTCACACCGTGACGTATTGCGCTTGGCTCACGTTAAACCAGATACCGAAGAGCGCTCAAATGCGTATCGTTGGGCAGTGACAAAAGAAGTCACTGAAACTTCTCCTAAAATTGTTCGCGTCTTCTCTGAACTGCATGCAAACCCAACGGTTAAAAATGCAATCATAGCAATCGAAAACGACGGATTAACTTGGGAAATGCTGCCAACTCAGCTATTACGTAATTCTCAAATCTGGGAAAAACTAATTGAAAAAATCGGTTATACCGCGTTGCTACGTAACCTTGGTCGTATGTCAAGCATTGGTATGTTAGGCTCATTGTCTGATGCATCAAAAACTGTTATCAACTTACTTTCTGATACTGAATTACTGAAGCGCTCTCGTATTCACCCAATCAACGTATTGGCTGCATTGAAAACTTACAGTTCTGGACGTAGTGTTAAAGGTTCTTTGACTTGGCAACCAAACCAACGTATCGTTAGTGCACTGGACGCAGCTTTTTATGAAGCCTTCAAAAATGTTGAGCCAACCGGCAAAAATTTCTTGCTTGGCATAGACTGCTCTGGCTCAATGTTTAACACTCACGTATATGGTTTGGACAACATCACTGCGGCTGAAGCGGCTACTGTTATCGCGATGGCTATCATGAAAACCGAGAAAAACTATGTTATCTGTGGCTTTAGCACTGGCTTTAGCGAGCTGAACATTCATGACCGAATGAGTTTGAATGAAGCAATGGAAGTTGTACGTCGTTTTAATTGGAGCTCTACCAACTTGGCCGCTCCAGTCGATTACGCAATTGCAAATAAATTGCCAGTGGATTGTTTCGTGTCAATCACTGACAATGAAGTTAATCGTGGTTGCCACCCACGTCAAGCATTGGAGCAGTTCCGCGGTTCATTCAACAAAGAAGCTAGATATGTCATTTGTGGTACTACGGTCACTAACTTTTCCGTAGCTGACCCAACTGATAGCCATTCTTTGGATATTGTTGGTTTTGATTCAGCTGTTCCGCAACTGATTAGCAACTTCGCTACAGGCAAACTGTAAACACCTCAACAGTGTCATGGTAGTCTTTGCAATTTAACTAAAGGAGAAATTCTAGGTGAAAATTGTTAGTAAATATAAAGACTACTATGATTACTGTTCGACACAATTCGGGGTAGACACTAACACTGTCTACCTTCGCAATAAAATATCTTTAGAAGGAGCTAAAAAACAATTAAACTTTGAATTTAGCTATGATTTGCTAGTTCCTTTAAAGGTTCAAGAATTTAAGTTAAATTTTAACCGTGGCATTGAAGATATCCAAATTAAATACCTTTTTGTTTGTGGTAAACAGTACCTTTGTTTTCGTAAAAATATCAAACAAAAATTTGATATCAGTGACAAATGGACTTCCTGGAAAATTTATAATCCAGAGACAGATGCTGGAATATTTCAAATAGTAAAGAAAGAAT